CTCTTTTGAGAGAAAAAGTCCGGCTTCGGAGTTCGGGCGCTGGAAAGGCTGGGCGGATCCGGCGGCGGAGGGTGGAGCGAGTAGACCGGCTGGGGCGTCGAAGGCCTGCGCTGATGCGCGGGGTACTGACGTAGGCGTCCTGGCCGGTGCAGAAACAGCAGGCCGGACATGGAGGATGCTGGCCGGGTGCGAAACGACAGGATGGGCATGGAGACAGCGGACCGAGGCCGCGGGCGGCGGACGGAAACGGAATAAGGCGGCGAGGGTGTGCCGGGCGGTGCGGACGACTGCTCGGATGGCTGGGCAGCGTGGACAGCTGCCCGGATGTCGGGCCGAGTGGACGGCGGCTCGATGGGTTTTCCTTCTTTTCTTCCTTTTACCGGGTACCCGGCGGCAACGCCGGGCGCCTGGCAGACCTTCGCCGAAGACACAGGACAGGAGGTGCGGCGATGCCGGCAAGAGCGAAAGCAGCGGAGAATATGACCGGGCACATGGGCCCGGAGGAGCAGGCGCTCCGGCTGGAGGCCGAGGGCGAGCTGAACAGCGGCGTGGAGCTGACGCCGGACGCGCCGCCGCCCATCCTGAAGGCGGACAGGGCGGCGCGGCAGTACTGGGCGGACATCCTGGGGAGGATGGACAACGTGCTGCTGCTGGACAGCATGGACACGGAGATCCTGGGCATCTACTGTTTGCAGCTGAGCCGGCGGGACAAGCTGCAGCGGGCGGCCCGGAAGAAGGGCCTGGACGTGAAAGACGCGGCGGCCATCATGGCGGAGCTGGGGAAGCTGGAGAAAAGCATCCTGGGCTACGCCAAGGACCTGGGCTTGACGCCCGGCGGGCGTGCCCAGCTGGCCAAGAAGCGCAGCGGCGCCGCGGCGGTGGATCCGGACGCGGATCTGTTTGGAATATAGGCGGTGTCCGTTTAGGACACCGGGCAGAAATTAGGTCGGAGCGTATAACGCCGGAGCCATCCCCACAGTGGGGCGGCTCCGGCGCTTTGTTTTAGGAGTGAGACATGGCCAACGAGAGACCGGCGCGGCAGACAGGGCAGCACCACCCCGCCGCCGTGTACGCCAAGCAGGTGGTGCGGGGCCGGCTGCGCGAGCAGTGCGGCCAGTATGAGGTGCTGGCGTGCCAGCGGTTCCTGGACGACCTGAAGCGGCAGGACACGGAGGGCTTCCCCTATGTGTTCGACGTGACCAGGGCGGACCGCATACTGCGGTGGTTCAACCACTGCATCCAGGTGCGCGGTGTGGACGCGGGCAAGCCCATCGCGCTGGAGCCCTGGCAGGTGTTTGACCTGAGCAACCTATACGGCTGGGTGCACCGGGACACCGGGGCCCGCCGCTTCAAGGTGAGCTACAGCAAGCGGGCGCGGGGCAACTACAAGAGCACGGAGAAGTCCGGGCAGTGCCTGTACCATATGTGCGCCGACGCCATTTACCCTCCGGGCCACCCGGAGGCGGCCCGGTTCGAGATGGAGCCGGAGGTGGAGTGCGCGGCGGTGGACCGGGGGCAGGCTATGCGGGTGTTCGGCGACGCCAAGAAAATTGCCCAGGCCAGCCCCAGCATACGGAAGTGGCTGCGGATCCCACGGAGCAATCCGGTGGTGCATCTGACGCGGGGCGGCTTCATGCGGGCGCTGAGCAAGGAGACCAAGAACAAGGACTCCGGCGCGCCCAGCTATTTCGTGGTAGACGAGTACCACGCGCATCTGACCTCGGAGATCTACGACATCGGTAAATCCGGCTTCGGCAAGAGGCCGCAGGCTCTGCTGGACTGCATCACCACGGCGGGCGACGACGCGCAGCGGAAGCCCTGCTACACAGAGGAGCTGAACCTGAAGGCCATGCTGCGCCGCGAGATCCCCATGGACGAGACCTACTGCGTGATGATACGGGAGATCGACGACGGAGACAACCCCCACGACGAGAGCTGCTGGGCCAAGGCCAATCCATGCCTGCGCTATGGCAGCGAGTACGCCAGGTACCTGCTGGACGAGATCCGCAGCGAGCACACTACGGCCTACAGCTTCAACGATCCCTACAAGATCCGCAACTTCCTTACGCGCCGGATGGACCGATGGCAGGCCGGCGCGGTGAACCGCTACCTGGACGAGATGCAGCTGGCCAAGGCCAGGGCCGCCCAGGTCAGCCGGGAGACCTTCGCGGCGATGACGGACGGCAAAGCCTGCTGGGGCGGGTTTGACCTGGGCAAGCGGGTAGACCTGACCGGCGCGGCGGCGGTGTGGCTGCTGGAGGGCGGCGTGGTGGCCGTGAAGATGCAGGGCTTCATGCCCGCGGAGGGCGTGGAGCGCCACGAAAAGACGGACCGCGTGCCCTATAAGGCCTGGGCGGCGGGCGGCTATGTGACGGTAACGCCGGGGGCGGTGACGGAGAACAGCTGGGTGGATGAGTGGCTGGCAGCGGGCGAGAAGGACCACGGCTGGCGCATCGTGCAGACCGGCTATGACGGTCACAACGCCACGGACCTGGCCATCGGCATGAACGACCGGCGGAGCAACGAGGACTTTTGCGTGGAGATCTATCAGTCCTGCTCCGGGCAGAACCTGGCGGTCAAGGGCTTCCGGGATCTGCTGGTGCAGGGAAAGCTGGTGATCGAGGAGAGCCCGCTGGCCATGTGGTGCCTGGCCAACGCCGTGGAGACCGTGAACGGCAACGGCGACAGCCGGCTGAGCAAGAAGCACAAGGACGACACGGAGCGCATAGACCCGCTGGCGGCGTGCATGGACGCGCTGACGCTGGCCCTTCGGCGGCGGGACAACCCCACGCTGGCGGACCGGCTGCAAAGCGGGGCGTGGTCGATGTGAACGAGATAGGAGGACGGGACATGAGAAAGCATGAGAACGCCGTGACGGCGCTGGTGCTGGCGGGGCTGGCGGCCATCGCCGTGGGCGTGGGCCTGCTGAGCGTGGCCTGGGGCGTGATCGTCCTGGGCGCGGAGCTGGTGACGCTGGGCGTGCTGCTGGCGGTGGGCGGCGAGGAAGGCGGTGAGCGCGATGACTAACGGCATCGTGCGGGGCCTGGGCCGGCTGACCGCCCCCAAGGCCGCAGCGGCCCCGGCACGGAACGCGGTGACGGTGGCATCCCTGCGGGCGGCGGGGCTGGACAGCGTGGACGTGACGGCCTCCACGGCGCTGAAGCTGAGCGCGGTGGACCGGTGCGTGGAGGTGCTGAGCAGCGACATCGCCAAGCTGCCCATGTATGTGTTCGACACCAAAACGCGGCAGCGGCGGGACGACCACCCGCTGAACGACCTGCTGGGGCTGCGGGCCAACAGCGTGCAGACGGCCTTCGTGGCCAGGAAGGTGGCGGAGGCGGGCCGCAACTGCGGCGGCAACGGCTACCTGCTCATTGAGCGAGATCCCCGGACGCTGGCGCCGGTGCGCCTGGTGGGCGTGCCGTGGACGCTGGTGCAGCCCATGATGACCGCGGAGGGGGAGCCGTTCTATGACGTGGAACACCCCTTTACCGGGAAGCTGCTGCGGGTGGGCCGGATGGACATGATCCACGTCATGGCCTACAGCGACAACGGCTGGAAGGGCGTGAGCGTGCTGGAGAGGGCCAGCGAGGTCATCGCCAGCGCCAAGGCCGCCCAGAGCTGGAACGGCAGCTATTACATCAACGGCGGCCAGCCCAGCGGCGTGCTGGAGGTGGACAGCGATATCAGCGGGACCATGGAGGTGGCCCAGGCGGACGGCACCACGGCCACAGTGAATATGAAGGACTACGTTCGGCAGGAGTGGGAGGCCCGGCAGGGCGGCCCCGGCAACGCCGGGCGCATCGCCGTTCTGGACAACGGCATGAAGTACCACGCCATCAGCATCAGTCAGCGGGATGCCCAATTTGTGGAGAACGCGGAGCTGAGCGTGCGGGATATTGCCCGGTTCTTCGGCGTTCCTTTGTACAAGCTGCAGGAGGGCAAGCAGAGCTACAGCAGCAACGAACAGAACGCCATCGAGTACATCACCGGCACGCTGCACCCCATCGTGACGCAGTATGAGCAGGAGGCCACGGAGAAGCTGCTGAACCGCAGCGAGAGGGCCGACGGGCTGGAGATCCGCATCAACATGATGGCGGAGCTGCGGGGCGACAGCAGCTCCCGCGGCAGCTGGTACAACTCCATGTGGCAGATCGGCGCCTACAGTGTGAACGACATCCGGGCGCTGGAGGATATGCCGGACGTGGAGGGCGGCGGCGAGCACACCGCCAGTCTGAACTATGTGCCCCTGTCGGTGTGGCGGGAGCTGAGTATCAAGAGAAATTCGGGAAACGGAGGTAACGGCGCATGAGAGTGAAGGTCAACGGCGAGATCGTGATGAGCGACGACAAGTGGCTCTATGACTGGTGCGAGCTGGAGAACACCGCCCCCTCGGACATCCGGAGAGCCCTGGAGGAGCTTCCGGAGGGTGAAGAGCTGGTGCTGGAGATCAACAGCGGCGGCGGTGTGGTGATGGCGGGCTTCGAGATCTACAGCCTGCTGCGGCAGAGTGGCCGCCGGGTGGTGGCCGAGGTGCAGAGCTACGCCGCCAGCGCGGCCAGCACCATCCTGCAGGGCTGCACGGTGCGGCGCATGAGCCCGGTGGGCCAGGTGATGATCCACAACCCCTCGTGCATGGCCTGGGGCAACGCGGCGGCACTGGGGCAGGCGGCGCAGATGCTGGAGGCGGGGAAGGAGAGCATCCTCAACGCCTATGAGCTGCGAAGCGGCGGCAAGTGCAGCCGGGAGGAGCTGAGCCGCCTGATGGACGAGGAACGCTGGATGAGCGCCCAGGAGGCCGTGGAACGCGGCCTGGCCGACGAGATCGTCACCCAGACGGACGAGGGCGCCCCGGCCTGGGCCGGCGCGCTGCGGAACGCGGCGGGCGGCACGGACATCGGCACGCTGCGGCAGCGCTATGAGCAGCTGGTACGCAGCGGGGCCAGGGAGGCCGATCCGCTGCACCCGGTGGTCCCGGCAGACGGCGGCGCTGCGGCGCCTCAAGATAAGAGTGATCCCCCCGCGCAGGGCGCGGAAGACCATACAGGCATCCGCTGGCAGGACGAGGCGTGGCTCGACCTGGAACGGAGAAAAACCATCAGACTTTAAGGAGGACGAAACATGAAACAGAAGATGATCGACCTGTGCGCCCAGCGCACCAAGTTCCTGGACGATGCGGAGGCTGCGCTGAAGGCCAACGACCAGGAGAAGGTCACGGAACTGCGGGGCAAGCTGGAGAGCGTGGACAAGGACATCGAGAACGTGAAGTTCCTGATGGCCGAGCAGCAGCGCCGCATGGACGAGGCCCCTGTGGACAGGAAGGCCGAGAAGGAAAAGGCCGAGGCCCTGGGCCAGAAGCTGCTGCGCGACGGACAGATGAGCGTGGACATCGCGTCCCTGCGCCGGGGCCTGCTGGCCAAGGACAGCACCACTCTGGCTGCCACTACGCTGGTGGAGCCCACCGGCAGCGGCACCGAGATCCGCAACCCCGTGGGCGGCGGCGTGAGCCGCATCATCGACCAGGTGCGCGTGCTGACGCTGGAGGGCATGGGCGGCTTCATCGAGCCCTACCTGGTGAGCGCCCAGGCAGCCCAGGCGGGCGCTGTGGCCACGCTGGCCGGCACGGCCCGCACCGCCAGTGATCCCACCTTCGCCTACGCGGAGCTGAAGCCCTACGAGGTGAACGTGACCACCTATGTGGACCGCAACATCAAGCGGCTGAGTCCGGCGGACTACTTCGCCAAGTGCTACGAGCTGGCCATGGAGGCCATGCGCCGGAAGATCTGCACGCTGATCTACAACGGCGACGGCCAGACCTCCCCCGCGATGTACGGCATCAAGACCGCCAAGAACAAGGCGGGCGACGCTATCTACAACACCGTGGAGGCCACGGCACTGGACGAGACCGTGCTGGACACCCTGTACTACGCCTACGGCGACGATGAGGGCACCGGCGAGAACGCCCAGCTGTATCTGACCAAGGCGGACCTGAAGGTGCTGGGCAGCATCCGCAACAGCGACAAGCTCAAGGTGTTCCAGACGCGCCACACCGGCGCCAACTACGGCACCATCGAGGACGGCGGCGCAGCCTATGGCTACAACATCGGCAAGGACCTGACCGACTTCGCCAGCGCTGCCGCCGGCGGGCTGACCATGTGCTACGGCGATCCGCAGAACTACGAGCTGGCCCTGTTCGGTGAGATGACCGTCCGCATCGACGAGAGCGCCAAGGCGGTGGAGCGTATGCTGACCATCCTGGGCGACGCTATGGTGGGCGGAAACCTGATCCGCCACAACGGCTTCACCATCCTCAAGAAGAAGGCCGCGGGCTAAGGAGGACACCATGAGCAAGAACAACGTCAGCAAGGCCGCTGAGAGCGCGCAGGCTGCGTCCCAGACCGGGGCGCTCCCTGCGAGCGCGGACGGTCAGAACACCGCGCAGGCGGCGGCACAGGCGGCTCCGGAGGCCCCTGCCGTCCAGACCTCACCCAAGCGGTACGCCGTGGCGTGGAACAGCGGGCTGCACCTGCGGTGTGCGCCGGGCATGGACCAGGGCATCCTGGCGGTGCTGGCCGACGGCGAGACCGTGGAGACCGCCGGCGAGGAGGCCGACGGCTGGCTGCCCGTCAAGACCGGCCAGGGCGACGGCTGGGTGATGGCCCGGTACCTCCGGGCGGAGGACTGAGCCATGGCTACGGAGGCGCAGGTCGCAGCGTGCAAGACCTATATGCGTGTGGACGGCGACGCAGAGGACGCGCTGATCGCATCGCTGTGCGACGCAGCGGAGGGCTATCTGACGCGGGCCGGCTGCCGGCGCAGCGAGACAGACGCAGCCCAAGCCGCGCAGTACGACCTGGCGCTGTGGAGCCTGACGCTGCACTATTACGACCACCGGGACGCGGTGGGAACGGAAGCGCCCCTGCCGCTGGGGCTGCCCCCGGTCATCACGCAGCTGAAGGTGGGAGCCACGCCCACATGAGGCAAGCGCCGGGGCTGCCCTGCGGGGCGGCCTGCGGCGCTTTGCTTTAGGTGTCCGGATCGGACACCGGAAAGGAGGACGGCATGATCGATGCGGGAAGGCTGCGGCACCGGGTGCTGCTGCAGAGCTGCACCGGCGCTGTGGACGACTACGGTGATCCCCTGTACAGCGACGACGAGCAGTGGACCACGGAGGCCGCGGTATGGGCGGCCATCGATCCGGTCAGCGGCAGGGAGTTCTACGCGGCGGAGCAGGCGCAAAGCTCTGTGAGCCACAAGATCCGGCTGCGGTACCGCCAGGGCGTCAGCGCCGCGTGGCGGGTGCTGTACGGCAGCCGGGTGTTCCGGATCCTGTCGGTGATCGACTGGGAGGAACGGCACGAGAGCCTGCTGCTGATGGCCCAGGAGATCGAGGCATGAGCAACAGCGGCTTTAACGTCACCTGGGACGGCAAAGACCTGACGGAACTGAAGAAATCCGTGAAGGCGCTGGGCGACGTGCCGCAGAAGTGCGTGACGTCGGCTGCCGGAAAGGCGGCCACGCTGACAAAGCGGGCCATTAAGGCCGGGGACGTGCCAGTGCGGACGGGCGCCATGAAGCGGGGCATCATCCGGACGAAGAAGGAGCGCTCCAGGGTGAAGGGGAAGGCGGTGTACCGCATCGACTTAAAGGGCGGCGATGAGGCCAACAGTGTTTTTCAGAAAACGGTGAAGGATCCCGGCGCAGCCGGCAGCACCCAGACCGGCAACGGCCACGCCTACTATCCCTACAGCATGGAGTTCGGCTACATCGCCAGGGATGGGCACTTCGTACCTGGCCACCATTTCATGCGGGATGGGGCCGAGGAGAGCCGGCAGGCTGCGGAGGCCAAGATGGTCAAGGCGCTGACTGAAAATCTGGACAAGGAGTGGATGAAGCAGCATGGACATTGAGCAGGCTGTGGTGAGGGCATTGGAAACGGCGGCACCGGACAAGGTGTACGCCGCGGCGGCCATCAAGGGCGCAGCTGCGCCGTTTGTGTTCTACATCCTGCACCGCGACGAGGCGGTGGAGGAGCTGGACGGGGACACGACGCTGCGTGCGGCCACTTTTGAGGTGGACGCCGTGGGCAAGGGCGCCAAGGACCTGGCGGCGCTGGGCGCGAAGGTGACGGCGGCGCTGAAGGCGCTGCGGGGCACCAGCGGCGCGGGGCTGGCGATCCAGCGGGCCAGAGTTACCCAGGAGAGCCCGGACATCAAGGAGCGAGAAGTCAACCTGTGGCGCAGGGTATACGCCCTGCGGATCAACTATCTGGAGGTATAAAACATGAGTAAATCTGTAGGCGTAGGCACTAAATTCAACCTGGGCACCCAGGCGGTGGGCGGGCTGAACAGCATCAGCGGCCTGGATCTGAGCGCGGACACCGTGGATGTGACCGATCTGGGCAACTCCACGGGCTACCGGGACTTCCTGGCGGGCTTTAAGGACGGCGGCGAGCTGGGCCTCAGCGGCTTCCTGGACGGCGCGGACGAGGGCCAGGCGGCTGTGCTGGAGGCCTTCCACAGTGGCGAGCAGCAGGACTGCAAGATCGTTTTCCCGTCCGCTATCGGCAAGACGTGGGAGTTCAAGGGCGTGGTGACGAAGTTCACCACCGGCGCGGAGGTGGACAGCGCCATCACCTTCGAGGCCACCGTGAAGGTGTGCGGCAAGCCGGAGCTGAAGGCTACCGCGGGCGGCTAAGAGGAGGGCACAGGCCATGAATGAGAAGAACGACGCCGTTTTTATCGAGCTTGACCGGCCCCGCGAGCTGCGGCTGGGCCACAAGGCCCTCAAAGCCTTCAGCGCGCTGCGGCATATCCCGCTGACGAAGATGCAGGAGGCGGTGGAGGACTACGACAACCTCAGCTGCCTGTACTACTGCGTGCTGCGCCAGGAGGATCCGGCGCTGACGGTGGAGCAGGTGGACGACCTGCTGGACAAAGCGCCCCTGCCGGTGCTGATCGCCAAGGCGGGAGAGATGATCTCCGCGGCTTTCGGCAGCGAGGAGACACCCAGCGAGACTGACCGCCCTATGACGGCGGCGGCTGGGACTGGCAGCGCAGTCTGAGCGTCGCCGCGGAGCTGGGCATCGGCCCGGCGGAGTGGGAACGCATGACGCCGGCGCAGCTGAACGTGTACGCCAGGGCCCGGAGCGAGGCCCTGGCGGCGCGGCAGAGGCTGACGGCGGCCAACCTGTACAACCTGGCGGCCATGATCCGCGGCGCGGTGTGGGGCAAGCACGGGCTGCCGCCCTTCGAGAAGATGTTTCCGGAGGCGGCGCCGTCGCGCGCCATGAGCGACGAGGCCATGTACCGCCAGGTGCAGGCATTGAACAAGCTGTTTGGAGGTGAGGAGGCATAGGCGCTGTAAAAAATCTGATGGTCCGCGTAGGCGCGGATTTTTCGGCCATTACGAAGCAGAGCAAGAAGGCCACGGGCAGCATCGTGACGATGATCTCCAGCGTGAACCGGGCCACGGGAAAGCTGGAGGGCGCCTGCGCCAAGATGACGGGGGCGCTGCGGGGCCTGGGCTCCGCCCTGGGCGTGGCCGGGTTCGCCGTGCTGGCCAAGGAGGCGGCGGACGCCTATAACGAGGTGCAGGAGAACAACGCGGCGCTGGCCCAGGTGATGAAGAACACCATGGCGGCCAGCCAGGCGGAGTATCAGAGCATCCTGGACCTGTGCGACGCCCAGGAGAAGCTGGGCGTGGTGGACGGCGAGGTGGCCAAGGCCGGCGCGGTGGAGCTGAGCACCTACCTGGGGCTGAGCAGCAGCCTGCAGACGCTGATCCCCGTGATGGACGATATGCTGGCGCAGCAGTACGGACTGAACGCCACCAGCGAGAACGCCGTGAATATCGCCACCATGCTGGGCAAGGTGATGAATGGCCAGACCGGCGCGCTGAGCCGGTACGGCTACAGCTTCACAGAGGCTCAGGCGGCCATCCTCAAGTACGGGGACGAGGCACAGCGGGCGGCGGTGCTGGCCAGCGTGGTGGAGGACAGCGTGGGCGGCATGAACGAAGCGCTGGCCCAGACGCCCAGCGGGCGCATCCGGCAGGTTAAATTTGCACTGGGCGAGGTGCAGGAGAGCTTCGGACAGGCCATTATGACCATCGCCCAGGTGTTTCTGCCGCTGATCCGGACGGTGGCCAGCATCCTGGGCGCCGTGGCGGCGGCAGCCAACCGGGCGGCCCAGGCCATTGCCAATGTGTTCGGCGTAAAAACGCAGATGACGGCGGCCACCGGCGGCATCAGCGGCGCCACCAGCGCCATGGACGACCTGACGGACAGCACGGAGCAGGCCGCGGGGGCGGCGGAGAAGCTGCAGACCTTCGGCTTTGACCAGCTGCAGAAGCTGGGCAGCGCCAGCAGCAGCGGCAGCGGGGCCGAGGCAGCGCAGACACCGCTGGCGGGGGACTACGACGTGAGCTGGGACGCCAGCGGCACCGAGGAAATGGCCGAGAGCGCCGCGTGGCTGGAGAAGATCCTCCGGCGGCTGAAGAAGACGGCGGAGAGCCTGGACTTCACGAACCTGGCGGAAAGCTGGGGACGGCTGAAGGAGAGCGCCGGCGCCCTGGGCGAGACCATCGCCGAGGGGCTGGGCTGGGCCTATGACAACGTGCTGGAGCCGCTGGCGAAGTGGACAGTGAACAGCCTGGTCCCCGCATTCCTGGATCTGCTGAGTGGGTCCTTCAGCTATTTGAACGCCGTCCTGGAGGCGGTCGGGCCGCTGATCGACGATGTGTGGACGAACTTCCTGCAACCGGTAGCCAAGTGGACGGGCGGCGTCATCACGGACGTGCTGGAGCTGTTCGCCAGCGACCTGCAGAACATGGGCGACACCATCGCGCAGAACCAGGACCTGTTTCAGCTGCTGGTCATCACCGTGACGGCTTTCGGCATCGCGCTGTGGGCGGCTGCGTCGCCCATCAATGCGATCATCGTGGCTATCGGCGCGCTGGTGGCCGTGGGCATCGTGCTGGCGAAGAACTGGGACACCATCAAGGAGAAGGCGAAGGCCTGCGTGGACGGCATCAAGGCGTGGTTTTCCGGCATCGGCGAGTGGTTCAAGACCACGGTGCTGGATCCCATCATCAACTTCTTCCGGAACTTTGTCAACGGCATTCTGACCTTCGTGGAGGGCGTGGTGAACGGGGCCATCAACGGCATCAACGCCGTCATCAACGCCATCAACCGCATTCACTTCGACATCCCGGACTGGGTGCCGGTGATCGGCGGCAAGAGCTTCGGCTTCAACATCCCCACGGTGGCGCAGGTGGCGCTGCCGCGGCTGGCGGACGGCGCCGTGCTGAAGCCCAACCAGCCCTTTGCGGCCATTGTAGGCGACCAGAAGCACGGGACCAACGTGGAAACGCCCCTGGGCGTGATCCAGGACGCGCTGCGCGCCGTGATGGCGGAGCAGGACGGCGGTGTGGAGACCAACGTGGAGGTGCGCTTTGAGGGCAGCATGAGCGCTCTGGCGCGGTACCTGCGCCCGTACATCGAGGCGGACAGCCGCCGCGTGGGCAAGACGGCCAGCGTGGCCAAGGGGGTGACGTGATGCAGGACCTCATCCAGATCAACGGCACCTACTACAACGCGGCCATCACATCGCTGAAGCGGAGCCAGAACGTGACGGACAGCGACAACGCCGGGCGCACCAAGGCGCCGGCGGCGGAGATGATCCGGGACGTGATCGGTACCTTTGTCAGCTACACGGCCACCTTTGAGGTGGGCCGGGCGGCGGACGGCAGCGAGGACGCGGCGGCCTACGACGCGCTGGTGCTGGCGCTGAGCCAGCCGGTGGATTATGTGCCGGTGGTGATGCCCTACGGACAGGGGACGCTGGCCTTTGACGCCTATGTGACGAAGGTGGAGGACGAGCTGAGCCTCAACCTGGGCGCGGGCAAGCGGCGCTGGGGCGGGCTGAAGGTGACATTCACCCCCATGCGGCCCCAGTACCGGCCATGAGACAGTGCCCCGGTGTCCATTTAGGACACCGGGGCGGGACATACGAGAAGGAGGTGGAGGGCCGTGGCAAACGACCTTAAGATCACCTATATCGACGAGCCGGTAGGCGCGCTGGAGGGCACGACGCCCTCTGTGACGAGCCTGCAGGCTTTTTGCGCGCTGGAGGACATTTTGGACACAGAGAACAACGCGCCGCAGCGGGCCACGCTGGAGGACGGCTACTGGGTGCTGGGCACTGCATATCACTTTTTCAGCGATGAACCGGAGAAGGAGACATGGGGCCTGTTCAGTCAAGCCATCAGCGGCGGGGACGGATCCTTTGCTGCGCCGGTAGTTCTGACGCTGGAACTGGACGACCTGTACAGCTCCATCGGGCTGACGCTGCGGTTCGATCCCTATGGGCCGACATGGTGCAGCAACATGACGGCGGCGTGGTACCGGGACGGCGCGCTGCTGGCCCAGGAGGATTTTGCCCCGGACGACTGGGAGTATACCTGCTATAAGGAGGTCCGCAACTTCAACAAAGTTGTGCTGACCTTCAAGGCCATGAGTCACGGATACCGGTACCTGAAGCTGGAGCGTATCAGCTACGGCATTACCCGCGTGTTCGACAGCGAGGAGTGCTATGCGGCGGATCTATACCAGGACACCAACGTGGTCAGCGACGAGCTGGCGGTGAACACGCTGGACTTCACGCTGCGGAACCGCAGCGACGTGGGCTTCCTGTTCCAGCGCCGACAGGGACTGCGCGTGACCTTCGGCGATGAGCTGCTGGGCGTCTACCACATCAGCACCAGCAGCCGGGCGGGGAAGAACCTGTACGATATCCACGCGGTGGACAAGGTGGGCCTGCTGGAGATGGCCGGGGACCACGCCGGCGGTATCTACAACGGCGTGGCGGCCAGCGTGATCCTGGCGGAGATCATGGGGGCCATTCCCTACACACTGGCGTCCTCGCTGGCCAGCGTGGCGCTGACGGGCTGGCTGCCCAAGGCACCGCGGCGGGACAACCTGCAGCAGGTGGCCTTCGCCCTGGGGGCCATGGTACGCACCGGGCACAGCGAGGCAGTGGATATCCTGCCCATGCCCGCGGGCGACGCTACGGCCAGCTGGGGCCAGACGGAGAGCTACGAGGGCGGCAGTGTGGAGACTGCGGCGCCGGTGACGGAGGTGCAGCTGGTGGCCTATGAATACCTCACCGGAGGCGAGAGTGAGACACTGTATGACGCGGAGCTGACCGGACAGGCCCATGTGGACTTTGATGCGCCGGTGTACGGCCTGGCCGTCGCCGGCGGTGAGATCGTCAGCAGCGACGCCAACGGCGCGGTGATCGCCGGGACGGGGACGCAGGTGGTGCTGACGGGTACCAAGTACAAGGAGGTCAAGCGGATCTATGCCAAAGAGAACCCGCTGCGAAGCGGCAATGACGAGGACAACCCCGTGCGGTATGAGGGCATGACGCTGGTGAGCCCGGCCATGGCCCCGGCCCTACTGGAGAAGCTGTACGGCGTGTGTATGCGGCAGGACACCGTAAAGGGCAAGGTGCTGACGGTGACAGAGAGGCCCGGAGAAAGGGTGAGCATCCTCACGGACGACGGGGAGATGCGGACCGGACACCTGGTCAGCCTGGACTACACCGCCACCGGGAAGCTGGCGGCGGATGTGACGGTACTGTGCGACGCAGAGGAGGACGAGGCATGAGCATTATGGACACCCTCATCACCACGCGGGTACCGGGCGCGACCTACGACTGGACGGACATGGACCGGGTGGGCCTGGCCATGGACTATGTAGCCGAGAGACTGCGGGGCGTGGGCTATGACGTGACGGTGACGCCGGAGACTGAGCTGACGCGGACGGACTTCCCCACGGAGAGCCGGATGGCGCACTATCTGGGCGACCTCAGCACGCTGCGCGCCACGCTGGAGGCCGTGAAGGCCACCACGCCCCCGGTACCGTCTGCGGGGCCGGAAAGGCCCTGGCTGACGGTGACGGAGGCCAACGACATCGAGCAGATCCTGCTGGACATTGAGGACAGCGTGCAGCGCCTCCGTGCCGGCGTGTGGACGTCTGCGGAGGTATTCTGCGATGAATTTTAGGAGTGAGACATGAAAAATACGACTATTAAGGGCACCGGCAACAGCCGGTGGCTGAAAACGAGCCTGCCGGCGGGCACCACCTGGGAGCAGGTGCTGGCGCTGCTGCGAAGCGGGCAGTTCCCGGTGGACATCACCGGGCTGAACACGGAGGGCGTGCAGGCAGCCGGCACGGCTCTGGACAAAGAAACGCTGCTGCGGGACGCCATCTGCGACCGGCTGGGGCTGGACAAGGAAGGCACAGTGCCCAGCGACGTGTTCGAGCTGCTGATCGGGCTGGCGGGCGTGGTGCTGACCATCACATTCGAGGCGGCCTTCGAGGGCAAGACCTTCACGGTAACGGACAGCGCCGGGGCGACGGTGTACACCCATGTGGTGGGCGCCGGCCTCGTCCATCAGGTGACGCTGGGAAAGCTGAACGAGACTTATACCGTCAGCTGCCCGGCCAACGACGGATGCACCTACACCGACCAGGTAACGACGGGGCCGTACTTCGGCTTTGTCAAGAGCGAAATGCACACGTTCCTGGCCACGCTGACGGTGATCTGCGGCGAGGACGCCGCGGGGGCCGGTGTGACGGCTACACTGGGCGACTATTCCGTGACCGGCACCATCGGCAGCGACGGGCAGGCCGTGCTGACGCTGCGGCGCGCCGGCACCTATACGGTGACGGCCACCAAGGGCAGCGAAACGCGGACCGATACCGTGGCCGTGACGCAGGACGAGGGCAGCTATTCGGTGAGCCTGCCCTTCCGGCACATCTACGGCATCAGCTGGGACGGCACCAGCACCACAAAGTGCTCCAGGACGGACGACGCGGAGCTGCTTGTCGATCCGGTGCCGTATGTGTCGGGGGCCAGCAGCTACGGCAGCCCCTTCGACAATCTCATGCCGTGGAGTGGCATGGAGATCGTGGAGGACGACGCCTGCGGCACGCTGGTGAAGATCCCCAAGTTTTGGTACAAGCTGACGCAGAACGGCACTGGCATCAAGATCCAGATCGCGGACGCGGAGGCGGACGGGTTCTCGGTATCTCCGGCGCACATGGACCGAGGCGACGGCGCCGGGGAACGCGATGTGGTGTATGTGGGGAGGTACCACTGCTCTACGGGACGCAGCTACAAGAGCGTGACGGGAGTGACGCCGCAGAACGGCATCACCCGGTCTGCTGCCCGAAGCGGCGCCCACAATCTGGGCGCCAACGTATGGCAGTGGGACTGGGCGATGCACTTCACCATCTGGCTGCTGTACATCGTGGAATTTGCGGACTGGAACAGCCAGGCGTGCATCGGCTGCGGCTGCGGCAACGGCAGTGGCACGCAGACACAGGGCGCCAGCGACAATATGCCGTACCACACGGGCACCATGCAGGCGGCCAGGACGACCTACGGCGTAGGTGTGCAGTACCGGCACATCGAGGGCCTGTGGGACAACGTGTACGACTGGGTGGACGGGTGCTATTACAACAGCAGCGGCCTCAATCTGATCCTCAACCCCGCCAACTTCAGCGACAGCAGCGGCGGCACGCCGGTGGGTGTGCCCAGCAACGGTTATCCTTCGGCGCTGGGCGTGAAGACGGCGGGACCGTATCCGGTGTTTATCCCCACGGCGGCTGCCGGCAGCGACAGCACCTACGTTCCGGATAACTGGGACTTCAGCACGTCGAGCCCGTGCCTGCGCGTCGGCGGCTACTATTACCAGAGCTTGTACTACGGGCTGTTCTGCGTCTACTACGGCGCGGCGTCGTACTCCGACGCGTACATCGGCTCCCGCCTCCAAAAACTCCCCTGATGGGGAGGGGTGCAGGGGAGGGGCGCGCACGCCCCACCCCTGCGTGGACAACAGATAACGAGGCGCGGCGAAGCCGCGCAGCATGAATAAATCGCAGCGACCACCGGCGCGACGGCACGGCCCCAAGTCAGCGGGGCACGGCGGCGCGGAGACATGGCGCTGCGCGGGGTGCTTCGGGCATCAGCGGAGCCGGTTCTGTTCTGGCGTTCCGGATAACTGGAACTTCAACGCGTCGAACCCGTGCCTGCACGTCGGCGGCAACTATAACCAGAGCTTGAACCACGGGCTGTTCTACGTCAACTACAACACGGCGTCGAACTCCAACGCGAACATCGGCTCCCGCCTCCTCGCCTCCGCAAGCTACAGATCACTCATTCCCGCCTAAAGGCGAGAACTCGCTCCTTCCGCTGCGTCGGCTCTTCGCCGCAGATCCGCTTCGCTGGGTTCTGCGGCGAGGGGAACGGGGACGCGGCGGGCAGCGGGCGTAGAGTGAGGCCTGCGCGGTGGAATAGCTAACCATGATACCCCTGCCCGGAGCGCCGCGCACCCCAAGGTGACGAACAGCTGACAGGACACGGCTTAGTACTCCGGGCGCTGCCCGGCGAAGGAAACGGCGTGAGGCTGAAAGGAGATCTATCCTGTGAAGCGAGCGAGAGGACTGTATGAGAAGTATCTGACGCGTGAGAACGCGAAGCTGGCCCTGCTGGAGGTGAACCGAACGCACCGGTGGACGGTGGGCCACAGACCCAACCGGACGGTGCGCCGGATCGAGGCGAATATCGAGGGCGCGGTGGACGCGCTGCTGGTGATCGCGGCGGACTACCGGCCCAACGCGCCCCGGATGCGGCGACGGTGGGATGAGAGCGCCGGGAAATGGCGGGACATCTACGAGCCGGACCTGTGGCCGGATCAGTACGTCCACCATATGGCCATCCAGACGCTGCAGCCGGTGCTGATGCGGGGCATGGACGGGGACTGCTGCGGCAGTATCCCCGGACGGGGCATCCACTACGGCATGAAGCGGCTGCGGAAGTGGATGAAGGACGACCGGAGAGGAACGAAGTGGTGCGCCGAAATGGATGTGCGGCACTTCTATGACAGTCTGCGGCCCGGCGTGGTGATGGACGCCCTGCGGCGGCGCATCAAGGACCGGCGGATGCTGGACGTGTGTGAGAGGCTGATGGCCCACGGCGTGCTGATCGGGGCCTACTTCAGCCAGTGGTTTGCCAACACGGTGCTGCAGGGGCTGGACAGGCTGATCCGCGGCAGCGGATGCGCCAGGCACTACCTGCGGTACATGGACAACATCACGGTGCTGGGCAGCAACAAGAGGAAGCTGCGGAGGCTGGTGGAGGCTGTGCGGGCATGGCTGCGCTCGCGGGGCCTGGATCTGAAGGGGACGTGGCAGGTGTTCCCCACCAAGGCACGGGAGGCGGCGGCGCTGGGATACCGGTTTGCGCCGGGCGGCGGTGTGCGGCTGCGGAAGCGGAACCGGATGCGGCTCATGCGCCACCTGCGGCGGTACCGGAAGCGGAAGGCCATCGATGTGAAGTTTGCATCGGGGCTGCTGTCGCGGCTGGGCGCGATGCAGCATTGCAGGAACACGGCGTTTTACCGGAGGTATCTGCCCTACAAGGCAGTCCGCCGGTGCAAGGCCGTGGTAAGAGAATGGACACGGAAGGAGATGAAACGATGGAGTATGTATTCGGAGCCGTCCAGAGGGGCGGCGTAACGCGGGAGAGCCTTAAAGTGGCGGGCGGTCCCGATCTGGCCGTGGGGGAGTTCGTGACCATTGTGCGGGAGTACGACGACTGCACCATCACGGACCGGTGCCGGGTGGTGGAGCGTTACCACACGGAGAACGGCCCGGACGGGGTGCGCTATGACTTCTACGTCATCGGCGACCACTACCGGGACACGGACCGGACAAAGGCCATGGCAGCCACGCAGCAGGCCACGGAGATCGCCTTTGTGGTGCTGGCGGAGGGCGGCAGCATTGACGCCGTGACGGCGGGAGAGCATCGGGAGCTGTTCGCCTCCTGGGAGGCCGGCGTAGCCTATACGGTGGGGCAGTACCGGAACTCCGGGGAGAAGCTGTACCGCTGCGTGCAGGCCCACACGTCCCAGGAGGGGTGGGAGCCGGAGAACACGCCCGCATTGTGGGCGGTGGCCGCGGATCCGGCAGAGGAATGGCCGGCGTGGAGCCAGCCTCTGGGCGCCCAGGACGCCTATGCGAAAGGGGCCAAGGTGAGCCACGGCGGCAAGCGCTGGACCAGCGATGTGGACGGCAACGTGTGGGAGCCGGGCGCATATGGCTGGACGGAGGCTGCCGATGGATGAGTTGGCAGTCATTGAGGCGCTGTGCTGCCTGGTGGAGCGCGCTGTGGGGATCATCCGGGACGAACAGACGAAGGAGGCGCTGCTGCGGGAGCTGGACGCTGCCACAGGGGCGGAGGACATGACGACGGTGTCCGGATCGGACACAGGAAGGAGCGAGACATGAAAGAAACTGTTAACCCCATTTCTGCGGTGGTGGCTGCGGCGCTGGGCGTGCTGAGCGCCTACATGGTGCAGCTTTTCATCCCCCTTATCGTGCTGGTGGCCGCCATGGTGGTGGACTACGGCACGGGGATGGCCAAGGCGTGGTCCGCGGGCGAGCTGTGCAGCCGGACGGGCATCAAGGGCATCCTCAAGAAGGTGGGCTACCTGGTGATCGTGCTGGTGGCTATGGGCGCGGACTACCTGCTGCGCTACGGCATGGAGCAGGTGGGCATCCACATCAACGTGGAATTCCTCATCGCGGCGATCGTGATCGCGTGGCTCATCATCAACGAATTGATCTCCATTCTTGAGAATGTGGCGGCCGTCGGCGCGCCGGTGCCGAAGTTCCTGGTGACGCTCATTAAAAAGCTGAAGAACGTCACCGAGAGCCACGCGGAGACTGTGGCGGCGGACACGGAGGGCGCGGAAGATGAAAATTAACGAGGTGGACTACAAGTGGAACGGCTCGCTGACGAAGCGGGCCGCCACCACAAGGATCATCCTGCACCACGCGGCGGCCAAGAACTGCACGGCGCAGCAGATCCACAGCTGGCACCTGGCCAACGGCTGGGTGGGCATCGGGTACCACTTCTTTGTCCGTAAGGACGGCTCCGTCTACCGGGGCCGTCCGGAGGACACGGTGGGTGCCCACGCCGGCAACAACAACTACGACAGCATCGGCGTGTGCTTCGAGGGCAACTACATGACGGAGACCATGCCGGAGGCCCAGCAGGCCGCGGGCGCGGAGCTGGTGGCCTATCTCAAGCAGAAGTACGACATCAGCAAGGTCATCCGCCACAAGGACGTGAACGCCACCGGGTGCCCCGGCGACAACTTCCCCTTTGACGCCATTGCCTACGGGACGGTGGAGCCGGAGAAGCCGGAGGAGCCCTGCGTGAACATCACGCTGGCGCTGTATATGCTGGCCAAGGGCAGCAAGAGCCAGCAGGTAAAGCTGCTGCAGCGGACGCTGATCGGCTGGGGCTACAGCGTGGGCGTATACGGCGCAGACGGGGACTTCGGCGCGGCCACAGAGAAAGCGGTTAAGAGGTTCCAGGCGGCCAATAAGCTGGCCGCAGACGGCATCGTGGGCAGGGACACATGGACGGCCCTGATGAGGGCGTAAAACGGGCCCGGTCCCTGAGTGGGACCGGGCCTGTTTCGTTGTCATTTTGTTGACACTTGATGTCTTTTTGAACCCCGGAAACGTCCGAAAATGCGGACGGTACGGCGGTGGAATTGGACAGTAAAAACGCCGGGAGGCGTTGGAAATACAAGAAAAATCGCGTAGCCCGCATGGCTACGCGATTTTCTTGATTGGTGCCTCGTCGGGGATTCGAACCCCGGTGATTGGATGGTATAAGTGGCTATATACCGTTGTTTTTGAGATTTCCGTTGTCATTTTGTTGCCAAATGGACGCGAAATATTTGTTGACGTCGGCATCTACTTTGGCCCGTTCGGCGGGCATAGTGTGCTGGTAAACAGTCTTGAGCATATTGTTTGTGGCGTGGCCCATGCGCTCCATGGCGTACTTGTCCGGAACGCCCAGTTTGAGCATGACGGAGGCGTTAACGTGCCTCAGATCGTGGAAGCGGTAGTGCTTGATGCCGGCCTTCTCGCAGGCTGTGGTGAAGGCGTAATAGATGGCGCGGCGGCTTTGGGGGCACAGGTACTCTTGCTCCCGTGGGATGGCATTGATCAGTGCCAGGATATGCGTAGGCACTGTGAGGTACCGGTCGGAGGTGTAGGTTTTGGGGGCTTTGGCGCCCTCGTCCACGAGGGCCTGTTTGACATGGAGGACGCTACCGTTGACGCAGTCATGGGTAAGGCCGCGGATCTCTGACATACGGAGGCCAAGGCACATGGCCAGCAGCACGGGAAGCTCCACCCACTTGCCGGCCACCGCGGCGGCGATAGCTTTGATGTCGTCCTCACTGGGCAGGACGATCTCTGTGCGGATCTTCTGGGGGAGCGTAACGTGCAGGGACAGGTCAGGGGCGAACTCGCCCACAGCGGCGCTCAGAAGGCCGTAGGCGTTGCGGACGGACTTGGGGGAGGAACTACCCGCCATAGCATTTACGGCGCGCTGGACGCGCTCGTGAGACAGTACAGAGAGCTTTTGCCCCATGAGGGCAGCAAACGCGTTTTTGCGGATGCGCTTGTAGCCGGCCACGGTGGACGGAGAGAGGATGTCCGCCTTCATCTCGATATAGCGGTCGATGGCTTCGCCCAGGGTGAGGTTTACCTCCGGTGTGTCCGGGGCTTTGAGGCCGTGCTTGACGGCCATAGCCTCGGCCTGGGCCTCGGCTTTGGTGGGGCGGGTGACAGAGACATCCCGCCCGCCCACGCGGACGCGGCACGTCCAGGCACCGGAAGGCAGCTGACGGGCCGCGGGGGCGGCATCCTTCGTCTTTTTCTCCCGCACCTGGCGGGTGCCGCACCACTTGCAATAGACGCTGTCAGCGTCAATGTCGCGGGCGCAGCCTTTATTCTTGCAGCGCATGGCAGTTAACCTCCCTTTGTGGGATACTCATCACGGCGGGCAGGGTGGGGACGGAGGGGACGGAGCAGGGCGGCCATCTCCTCGCGGCTGGTATCGGGGCCGGCTGCGGCGCGGGCGGCGTAGCGGGTGGACATTCGCAGCCAGGCGCGGCCCATGGTGTAGGCGCCGGCGCAGAGCATGAGGACGGCCACCCAGGCGCCAAAGGTGAAATCTCCGCCGATGATGAAGCCGGCGTTGGGAATATTGGCGTCCATTATGAGATAGACAACAAGGCCGAGAGAGAGCAGGGCACAGAGGCCCAGCAGGCTGAACAGCACATGGCGGTAGTTGTGGAGCTGGGCGGTGAGGATCTCCACCTGCACTTGCAGGACGCGGAGATCTCCGGCGCGGTCTGCGCGCTCCAGCTGCAGGTCGTGGATCTGTTGGGTGAGTTCGCTGTCGCTGCCGGACGGCGGCGCATCCGACAGGCGCACGATGTCGTCCAGAGTGATGCCCAGCGTGGCGCAGAGGGCGGCAGCCTGGGGCACGGTGACATTTTGAAGACCGGACTGCACCTTGCAGACGGTGGAATAGGGGACGCCGGAGCGCTCGGCCAGTTCCTCGTTGGTGAGGCCGCTGCGGGCCCTGGCGGCGCGGATGGCGTCGGGATAGGCGGAGAGCTGCGGGGATAGATCGTCAAGTGCGGACATGATGGGCCTCCTCGGTGAAAAATTCAGCTTTTGGGGGTAATTGTCATAATAGCGCAGTAATTGTCATAATAAGACAGCGAGTTTTCGCGTGAGTCACTGGACTTTGCGGCTCTGGGCGGTACAATAGAGGTACCAACTGAAAGGGGAAGGGAGAATGGATGAGGACCGGAGAGAGAAGGCGCTGGCGCTGTTCGACAGCCTGAGCGAGGAAGACAGACGCGCCGTGCTGGAGCTGGCGCGGAAAATCAAAGAAGGGGAGGCGAAAGGCAAAGCGGTGTCCAAATAGGACACCGCTTTTGTCATACATAGTAGGGGTTCGGCTTTGTAAGGATGACGATAAAGTCTATTAGGGCGCCGATGCCGGCCAGGCCCAAGGTGAATATGTACAAAATACCCATGCCGATCTTGCCCTCGTAGAACTTGTGGGCGCCGATGCCACCCAGGAAGAAGCACAGCAGAGCAGCGATCCACTTGTTGATCTCCTTGCCGCGTCCATTGGCGACGGCAGTGTTCGTGTTATTCACAACAATAGTAGGCTGCGGCGCTGCCTGGGGCGCAGCGGTCTTTAAGTCGGCCACTTGCTTGCCGCAATGAGGGCAGACGACACATTCTTTGTCAATGAGCTGCCCGCAATGCTGGCAGTATTTAGTGGTTCGCTCCTTCGGTGCGAGCTGGGCGCCGCATTGCGGACAGACCTCTACATCCAGGGCTACCTGACAACCGCAGTTGGTGCAAAATTTCGTGTCGTTCATTTCTCAATACCCTCCTTATGGGACGCGTCAGAACCGGCGGCACTCTTTGATGCAGGCGCGAGCTTGTCCACATAGCACTCGATGCCATCGATATGCTCGGACAACTTTGCTTTTATGTTCTGCTTCATGGGGTCCAGAATGAAGTCTATGCCGTGCTTCCGGGCCATTTTAGCCACGGGGATGAAATCGCTGTCCCCGGCGATCAGAATGATCTGATCTACATAGCCGCCGTAGGCCAGGGAGGCCACATCAAGGCCTATACGCATATCAACGCCCTTTTGCTTTACCTCGATCTTGAAGTCATTTTTGGTGAGACTGTCGAGGGTGCGTTTTTTATCAAGAAGTGCGCGCAGCACGTCCGGCTTCAGGTCATAGCGGGCCTGCGACTCGGCCAACTCGCCGCGGCGAATGGCCAGCTTGCGCTTTTTGGCCAATGCCTCGTAAAAGGCGTTGGTCCAGCGGGTCCCGGCCTGTTCCGCGAAGGTGGTCTTGCTTCCGTCAAGGGGGTGGATCATCTCACGCGTCATAGGCGGGCAGTCGTAATAAAAGATGCGGTACAGGTCACGCGGCTCCTCCGGCAAGTCCAGATGCAGCAGACAGTAGGAAAACAGTTCGTCTGCCCGACTGTCGGCATCTTTTCTGCCCCAGAGGTCCATGGCGCGTTTGCGGTAGTAGCCGCCGTCAACGAGGATGGCCGTTTTGCGTGTTTCTCTCTTGTTCACCAATATCTCCCCTTTTTGAAAAATAAAACCCCTGGGGTCAGACCATCCCGAAAGGTGGGAGTCTTTGCCCAGGGGTTGTGATAACTGTACAACGCTATTGTTGTACTGACTATACTATTCCCCCGGAGCGCATTTGTCAACCTTTTTGTAGCAAATTTGCTACAAATTTTTTTGGAAACGGAGCTGAGGCGGGATGCAGCCGGACGCGCGGCCTATTTCTCTTCCCGCTGGCGGCGGAGCATATCGGCCAGCAGCTCGTTCTGCTGCCGGGCGCTCATGCCGTCAAACAGGCGGATAAACTCTTGACGGACCGGATCGGGCGGCGTGGGCTCCTCGCCCAGCAGGTCGCTGACGGTGCAGCCCAAGTACTGGGCCAGCAGCTGCACGCGGGTGACGGACGGGACGGTCCCGCGCTTTGTCAGCTGGCCCATCAGGTTCTTGCCTGCGCCGCTTTCCCCACAGGCCACTGTGGGCTTGACGCCCTTCCTGGCGCAGTACTTATTCACATTTTCAACAAATAGTTCTACGTTCATGCGCCCTCATACTATATGCAAATTATGCAAACATACAAATAATCACCAAATGGGGATTTATAGATTGACAATCACCAATCGGTGATTTATGCTTAAACCATCCCCACCGCCGAGAGGCGGGAGGACAAGTTCGGCCCCGGTAGTTTTCCCCTCAAGTAAAATGTACCAAAGCGGGAAACGGGTGGATGCAGTTACACGTCTTCACCGTAATTGTACCACCCGTTTTGCCGGCGGTCAAGGTGAAATTTCAACAGCATTGAAAGGACGTGGTGGAATGGCGATGAAGGAGCTGCGGGAGCGCAGGGGACTGACGCAGGCACAGGTGGCGGACCGGCTGAACGTGGACAAGTCGGCGGTGAGCAAATGGGAGTCCGGCGACAGCACGCCGCTGCGGAAGTACCGGGCGGCGCTGTGTGAGGTGCTGGGCTGCTCGGAGACTGAGTTGCTGGCCCCGGCGGGAGCCGGTACCTAAAGGATACGGGAGAAAGGAGGGAATGTCCATGCCGAAGGGCAGCGGAAACATCTATCAGACCGCCCGTAAAGCGGCGGGGCTGACGCAGGAAGCGGCAGCGGAACGGCTGGCGGTGAGCGACACCAGTATACGGGCCTACGAGTCCGGGGAGCGTCTGCCGGGTGACGACGTGGTGGCGCGGATGTGCGCGGTGTACGGGGTGCAGTACTTAGGCTTGCAGCACTTGCAGCTGAAGACCACGCTGCTGCCGGCGTGCATCCAGACGGCGCAGCCGGAGCCCCTGCCGATGGCGGTGATCAAGCTGGTGCGGCGGGTGATGGCCTTCGCGGAGGCGCACCGGAGCGACCAGCTGATGGCTATCGCCGAGGACGGCATTATCGATGAGGCGGAGCGCCCGCGGTTCGACGAGATCGCGGCGGAGTTGGGAGACATCGTGCAGGCAGCGCTGGCGCTGCAGTACGCGGAGGAGGTGTAGATATGCCGAGGACGAAACTGAGCGCCAAGGCGGACGCGGCGAAGGACATGGCCATACGCATCCGGGCGCAGGCCTACGCCATCCACGGCGGTCTGGACGGGGCGGCCAGGGCGGCGGGCATGAGCCGCAGCACCATCTACGCCCGCATCAAGGACCTGCCCAGCTGCTCCGGGAAGGAGATCGCGGCCATCGCCCGCGTGACGCGCATCCCCAAAGAGGAGCTGTTCGCCCTGTGGGCGAAGGCCTGCTGAGGGGAGGTGAGGGCATGGAGATCTGGACGATGGCGGTGCAGTACCTGTGCGCGGCTGCCGGCGCCGCGGCGGTGGTCCACTGGGTGGACGGCTGCGGGCGCAAAAAAAGAACGCCTCCGAAGGGAAGTCGGAAGCGTTCCGTGACAGGTACGAGGCGTTGACCTCGTGAGAACATCATCAGTATACCACAGATTTTGACGTTCGCAAGAGGTGAGGACAATTTTATGGCAAAAAAAACAGAGGCGCCCGGCTACTGGGCCGTGATCCCGGCCACGGTGCGCTATGACGACAGGATCCCGGCGAACGCCAAGCTGCTGTACGGGGAGATCACGGCCCTGTGCGACCGTAAGGGGTTCTGCTGGGCGAAAAACGAGTACTTCGCGGCGCTGTTCGGCTGGTCGGCGGACACGGTGACGCGGCTGATCCGGAAGCTACGGGACGCCGGGTATCTGGACGTGGAGATGGTGCCCACGGCCAGCGGCAGCGAGAGGCGGATCTATGCCGGTGTGCACACGGGGGGTGTCGGCAAAAATGCCGAGACCCCTGTCGGCAAAAAAGTCGGGGGGGTGTCGGCAAAAAAGTCTACCCCCCCACAATATAAAGTGAACAATACAGTAGAACATACCCCCCTTACCCCCCAGGGGGTTGGGCGTGGGCAAAAGGGTGGGCACAAGGACGCGCCGGACTGGAAGCCGGAGAGGTTCGCGGGGCTGTGGGACTACTACCCCAGGAAGGGGCGGAAGAACAAGCAGCGGGCCATCCAGGCGTGGGACAAGCTGGAGCCGGACGACGCGCTGATCGACACCATGGCGCGGGCGCTGGCGAAGCTGAAGGCCACGGAGGAGTGGCAGCGGGATATCGGCATCCCCCATGTGGCCACATGGCTGAACGGGGAGCGCTGGCACGACGCCGACGAGCTGGACGGGCCGGATGATCCGGGCGGCGAGGAGGTGACGTTCGGATGGCAGACGTAGACAAACGGTTTGACGGCTGGCTGTTCGCGGAAAACGCGGTGCTGGGCTCGCTGCTGATCGACGAGAAGGCGGCGCCGGCTATTCTGGCGGCGGTGGACGCCGGGGACATCCAGCAGGAGAAGAACCGGCAGATCTATCAAGCGGCCCGCGCTCTGATGCTGGCGGGTGCGCCGGTGGATCCGGTGCTGATCCGGGACAAGCTGGGCCAGGGCATAGAGGGGCACATCCTGCAGCTGATGGAGTCCACGCCCACCAGCGCCAACTGGCGGGAGTACGCCGAGGTGATGCACCAGCAGGCGGCGATGGCCCGCATCCGCGCCATCGCGGAGGAGCTGACGGCGTGCGTGAACGTGGACGAGTGCCGGGAGCACATCGCCGCCCTGGGACAGGTGCTGGACACCGGGAAGGGCGTGGACGCCTGGTCCATGCGGGAGGCCATGGAGTACTTCATGGCAGCACAGGCCGACCAGGAAAAGGCGGACTACATCAGCTACGGCATCCGGGAGCTGGACGAGGGCACCTACACCGAGAAGGGCGACGTGGTGGTGCTGGGCGGCGAGCCCTCCAGCGGCAAGACAGCCCTGGCGCTGGCCATGGCCTATCACATGGCCAAGGAGCGAAACGTGGGGTTTTTCAGCCTGGAAACGGGCAAGAAGAAGCTGACGCAGCGTCTGGCCACGACGGTGATCGGGCTGGACTTCAACGCCGTGAAACGGAAACAGCTGCAGGAAGCGGACTGGCAGCGCATCGCCAACGACAGCGGCGAGGTGATCTCCCGGTCGCTGACGCTGATCCAGGGCAGCGGCATGACCGCCAGCCAGATCCAGAGCGTGAGCCGTTCCTACGGCTTCGACGTGATCTTTATCGACTATGTGCAGCTGGTGACGCCGGAGGGCGATCCCCGCGCCGGCAGCGCCCAGGCGTTCGCCGGGGTGTCCCGTGCGCTACATACCTTCGCCCAGAGCAGCGGGACGCTGGTGGTAGAGCTGGCGCAGCTGGCCCGGCCCCAGAAGCAGGGCGGCTGGAAGGAGCCGAATATGCACGACCTGAAGGAGACCGGCCAGCTGGAGCAGGACGCGGACATCATCATGCTGCTGTACAGGCCGAAGCCGGGGACGGAGATCTACGGCGCGCCCTGCGACGTGAACCGGACGCGGTTCCTCAAGATCGACAAGCAGAAGGAAGGCCGGTTGGGCCGGTGGCCGCTGCACTTCGACGGCGCTCACCAGCGCTTCGCTATCATGGCGGGGCCGGACGGACGGGCGGCCATGCAGAAGTATGTGGACGCGGGCCGCGCCGCGAAGCAGAGGCCGCGGGAGCAGTCGCCGGGGCAGATCGGCATCCATGAGCTGGCGGAGGATGATCCCAACGTGCCCTGGGGCAAGGAGGAGTGAGATGCAGGCAGGCGAGACCATCATGCACAAGCCCTTTGTGCTGCGCTACTGCAAGGACGGTCTTGAGGGTGTGACGAAGGCGGTGCCGTGCAAGGTGCTGTGGGTACACCCGGAGGGACGGTTCGCGGTGCTGGAGCGCGCCAACGGGCTTTACAAATACCGGGAGTGCATCCCGATCGTGAGAACAAACGAAAGAGAGGAACGAGGCAATGAGAACGATAGCGGTAATGAACTTGAAGGGTGGGGTGGGAAAAACCGTAACCGCCCTCACTTTGGCCGACGCGCTGCGCCGCGCCGGGAGGACTTCAGTGATCGTTGACTGCGACGGACAGATGAGTCTGACGCGGTTCTACTTCCCGGATCTGGATCCGGACAACGCGCCCACGGTGGCCGACGTACTGCTGGGAGAGAGCGAGGCAGTGTGGAGCGACAACACCATCCCGGTGGACGGCGAGGGCAAGGTGCAGCTGCTGCCGGGCAGCAGCGCCCTGTATGCCCTGGACGTGAAGGCGCTGAAAAGCAGCATCCACAGCATCCACTCGCTGCGGGACTTCAGGGACGCGGCGGCGCAGGACGGCGTGGAGTACATGATCTTTGACTGCCCGCCGGGCTTCACGGCGGCCAGCTGCGCGGCGCTGATGGCCGCGGACGAGGTGGTGATCCCCATGGTGGTGGACGGGTTCTCCATGTGGGGCGTGAGCGACATGGCGGCGCAGATCCACGGCATGAAGGCCGCCAACCCCGGCATCAAGGTGGCCGGCGTGCTGATCTGCCAGTGGCACAACAGCGAGGTGGTGCGGCAGGGGGAGGCGCTGCTGCGGGCGCTGAGCCTGCCGGTGTTCACGACGGTGATCCGCCGGACGGAGAAGGTGCCGGAGAGCACGTTCCAGCGGCAGCCGGTAATGGACTACAGCCCCAGGAGCGCGGCGTCGCTGGACTACCGGGCCTGGGTGTGGGAATATCTGCGAGAAGGAGGCGTGAGCGATGGCGAAGAAGTTTGAAATGGGCGACTACCTCAAGACGCTGGCGCCGGTGTCCGGATCGGACACCGGGCGAGAGCAGATCGAGTACATAGACGTGGACCTGCTGGACCGGGATCCCAACAACTTCTACGACCTCAGCCAGCTGGACGCGCTGGCGGACAATATCGCCACCGTGGGCCTGCAGCAGCCCGTCCGGGTACGCGACGGCCAGGACGGCCATGTGGTGATCGTGTCCGGACACCGGCGCACGGCGGCCATCCGCAAGCTGGTGGCGGAAGGGCGGACAGATCTTCGGGAGGTGCCCTGCATCCGGGAGAAGTCTGCGGGCTCCGCAGCGCTGCAGGAGCTGCGTCTGATCTACGCCAACAGCGACACGCGGGACCTGTCCTCGTCGGAGATCAGCCGGCAGGCGGACCGTGTGCGGGCGCTGCTGTACCAGCTGCAGGAGGAGGGCCACGAGTTCCCCGGACGGATGCGGGACCATGTGGCAGAGGCCTGCAAGATCAGCCGGACGAAGCTGGCGCGGCTGGACGCCATACGGAACAATCTGGCACCGAACATCCGAAAGGCCTACTGGGACGGACCGAAAGAGAAGAACCTCACGGAGAGTACTGCCTATGAGCTGAGCCGGCTGCCGGCGGAAATGCAGAACGGCATCGTGAGTGCCTACACGACCTACGCCGGCAGCAATAGCTACGGGCTGCGGTATCTGAGCGCCGACACGGTGACGCAGATCGCCAAGGAAGCGGAGGAGATCAGAAGCCGGAAGACCAAATGTCCGTGCGGCGGCAGCTGTACCTACCAGGAGGGGCAGATCGCCCGCGTCATGGATCGTCGTGTGAAGGACAAGTGGTGCTACAACCCCTGCAGCGGGAAGTGCTGCGGAGAGTGCCGCAATCTGGAGAGCTGCAAGTCGCCGTGCCCCAAGACGCGGGACAAGCAGAAGGAGCTGAAGGCGCAGTCCAGGGCGCAGAAGCGGCAGGAGGCGGCGGACCGGCAGGCTAAGGAACGCCCTGCGGTGGAGCGCATCACGTCCCTGTGGCAGCGGTTCAGCTGCCTGCGGGAACAGGCGGGGCTGACGGCGAAGGAATATTTTGAGAAGATCGACTGCCCCTATGGCCGCCCGGCGCATGACGCGGAGGAGCATGAGGCGGGACGGAAGATCGACGCGCACACGGAGCTGCCCTATGGCTACAACGTCTATCTGTCGGACATCAATCGGTGGCTGACAGCGGCGGAGGCGCTGGGGTGCAGCGTGGACTATCTGATGATGCGGACCGACGAGCCGCGCACGGCGGACGAGGTGGCCACGGTTCCGAGGCCCTGCGCCGGTCAGACGTCGCTGGCAGCGTGGATGCCGGGCGGGACGACGCCGGCGGCGCCCTGCGACGCGGTGGCGGACTTCGACCTGGGCGACGGCAAGACGATCCGAGTGACGTGCTACTGGGACGGCGAGGACTTTCTGTTTAAGAAGGGGAAGGAGATCATCAACGCGGATGTGGTGCGGTGGCTGGCGCTGCCGGACGTGGAGAAGGAGGAAGACGCATGATCGAGGTAAAGTTGGATAGGGGCGCGGGTACCATATCCTTCGGCGGCAGCGGACAGGAGGTCGCCGCCGAGATCGGGATGATCGTCCGGGAGCTGTATGTGCAGCTGTACCGGAACGCGGGCCCGCTGGTGGCCAAGGGCTGCAAGGCCGTGATCCTGTCCCTACTGGGGGAGAAGTCGCCGGTGTGGGACGTCAACGCGCCTGGGGCGCAGTCGGCGATGTATATGTCCGGAACGGCAGCGGAGGCTATGCTGGAGCGCATGAGGCGCGCTGAGGGGGGGCGGCAGCATGACAAGGATTGATCTGACAAAGGGCCAATGCACCGCCCTGGCGGCCTATCTGCGGGGCAAGGTGACGAGCCATGCGGGCGCGAGCTATGACGACGTGGAGCTGTGGGTGCTGGCGGTGCGGGCGCTGGAGCAGGCGGAAGACCTACCGGAGGAACGGGGCGTTCCTCCGGTACCCCCCCCTAAAGCCATAGCCGCGGCGCCGCTGCCCCTCCCAACGGAGGGCGCAGTGCGAAAGATGGCGGAGCCCGTTGTGCCCGCCACGAAGTCGGAGGCTCCGCCTGCGGCGACGAAGCGGGGCGCACCGCCCACGGCGGAGTTTAAGCGGGCGACGCTGGAGAGGCTGACGGCCTACCGCGGGAAGGGCGGGTTGACGAGTCTGGCCCCTCTGGCGGCGCTGTGCGGTGAAGCGGATGGCAAGCGGATCAGCGCTGAAATGCTGGCCCGGATGCTGAACCGGGAGAAGATGTCAATTAACGTCTGGCGGGCGGTGTCTGCCGGGCTGGATAAGATGGACAAGAAAAGCGGAGGTACGAACAATGGCAAAGACGACTGAGTTGGTGGAAAGCCTGCGGTGCACCATCACGCCGGGCGGTCCTGCGGATGACAAGGCGTGCGAGAACTGCGCCTATGGCCTGCGGGAGGAGTTCGGCGGCGAGGAGCTGTGGTCCTGCGAC